ATAAAGGTTGATGACAGCGGCGTTGGCGGCGGGGTAACCGATAGGCTGAATGAGGTCATTCGAGAGGAGGGATTGCGAGGCTGGAAGGTCATTCCGATCAACAACGGTTCCAAGCCGACACGCAACGAAGAGGAACATTACGAGAATCGCGGTACGGAGACGTGGGCGGATCTTCGGGACATTTTACAAGAGGCTTTTTCAAAGCACATGCAGGGCAACCCGATTGAAGTTGAATTGCCGAATGACGAGCGATTGATCACGCAATTGACCCAGCGGAAATACAGAATGACAAGCAAAGGCAAGATCGCGCTCGAGCGAAAAGAGGATATGAAGAAACGAGGGCTGGATTCACCTGACAGGGCGGATGCGGTCGTTTTGTCGTTTGCAACAGATAACAGGAAAAAAGCCGGATCATGGGGGAGGTGATATACATGTCTGTTATGACGATCCTATCAAAATTGCTCCAACGAAGCGGACTGGCTGCAAAACTCGGGAAGCAATTCAATGGACGGCGTGATCTATACGATTCTTTGGGCTATGTCGTTGATCCAAAGTTTGACGATTACTTTGCACGTTACGATCGTCAGGACATCGCTGGACGCATCGTAGACGCTCCTGTTGCAGCTACATGGCGTAATCTCCCTATTATCAAGGAAGATGACGATGAAGAGAACTGGACAGATTTCGAAGAGGCTTGGCATAACCTCACCGATAATTTTCTCGTCCATCACTACCTGAGCCGGGTCGATAAACTGGCTGGTATCGGTCATTATGCTGTCCTGCTGATCGGTGTTAGTGGCGGAGGTGAATTGAGTACACCTTTGCAAAAAGGCAGTCTTAATGGTCCAGAGGATATTATCTACCTGTCACCATATAGCGAAAAAAGAGCCGAGATTCACAAGTGGGTGACGGACCCGAACGATAAACGATTCGGAAAGCCCGAGTCCTACATGATCGATTTCTCCAGTGACATACCGGAAGCTGGCTTGGCGGTAAGAAAGCAGATCGTTCACCATTCCCGGGTAATTCACGTAGCTGACGGATTACTTGAAGACGAGGTGTTTGGTAGGCCAAGGCTGAAACGAGCTTTGAACCTCCTGGATGACCTTGCGAAGGTAGCAGGGGGATCAGCAGAAATGTTTTGGCGGGGAGCATTTAAAGGCGTTCATGCCAACCTTGAACCAGACACCGAATTGACAGAGGATGAAGCAAAACAAATCAGCGAAGAAATCGAAGAATATTATCACGGTTTGCGTCGGTTCATCCGGACACAGGGCATGCAGATGAATGCTCTACCAGGTGAGGTGGCTGACCCGAGTGGTGTGTTCGAAGTGCTGATGTCGCTTTTGTCAGGGGCAACCAATATTCCGAAGAGAGTTCTCTTGGGCGCTGAACGTGGCGAGCTTGCCAGCAGCCAGGACGAAACAAACTGGAATGCGCATGTCAAAGAGCGGCAAATCCAATATGCAGAGCCGATGATCTTACGGCCATTTATCGATCGTCTGATATGGCTTGGGGCCCTGCCAGAGCCAGAGGAGCCGTACAAAGTGGAATGGCCTAACCTGTTCGAGATGGACGTGCAGCAAAAGGCTGACATCGCCCTCAAGAAAGCCCAGGCGATTCAAGCATATGCACCATTTGGAGAAACAGATCGCGTGGTTCCTGTATCGGAGTTTCGAGAAAAGATCTTGGAATTGGAGCCGGAACATGAGGAGCTTGAACAGAAGCAGCAGGACGATGATTTTGAGAAGGATGTAGAGCGGGGTGATAGTTTTATCCAACGATTCCTAAAAAGTAAACGAAAGGAGGGAGACGGTGAAGAAGAAGTTGACGACCCACCAGGCAACAGCGGACGTAGAAATCCGTAACGAAACTCTGGATGGTGTGGAATACATCGTGGCCCCGGTTATTGCTGTCAGGGAGGGCGTCCTAAACGGCGAATTATTGACAGCGGATGAAATCGGAGCATATGTAGAGGCTTGGAACGGCATACCGCTACCAATCGGCCACCCAATGGAAAGAGGAATACCCGTAAGCGCCAATCGCCCGGATCTGATTGAATCCGTAAGCGTAGGGCGTTTTTTTAATGCCACGTTTGATGGAACAGCGCTCAAAGGCGAGATATGGGTTGATGTGGAGAAAGCCCGGTCCCTTGGTGGTGACGCCCTGTTAGCTCTGGAACGTTTGGAGAACGGGGAACCGCTGGAAGTGTCTACCGCCTATTTCAACGATATGGAGGAGGGAACAGGTACGTTTGACGGCTTCGAATACAACGGCATCCAGCGAAACCTTCGCCCGGACCATCTGGCCCTGCTACCATCCGACGTCGGGGCATGCAGTTGGGAAATGGGCTGCGGTGCTCCACGCGTAAATGCTGCGAAGGGGGGTGAAAGAAAAACCATGTGGAAACGACTGAAAAAACTTGCTGCCAACCTATTTGCAAAAAACGAAAAGAACGAAAAAATCACCAAAAATGAAATCACCGATCTGCTAAATGAAATAACAGCTTTACCGGATAGTCCAGATGTTAACCAAAGAAAGCGAAAGGATGATAAACCAGTGAGAGCCAACAAAAAGCAATTTCGAGTGAACAAGCGTGGCGTAGTCCGTCGGATCATGAAGGCAAACGCACTGAATGAAGATCAACAGGCAATGGTTGAAGAGATCGTAGCTGGTGTAGAAGAGCTACTGGTAGACAAGGTAGCTGATCTGACACAGGAAACTGTGGAGGAAGTCGTTGATGACGTGACGGGGGATGTACCAGAAGCTGTAGACGAGACGATTATCGATGAGGCAGAAGCAGTGGCAGAGGACTTTGTGCGGCAGGTTGTTGAGGAAGTTGTCCTTGATGTGGTTGACCAGATCGAAGAGGAAGAACCCGAAGCAAATGAAGAAGACGAGGAAGACGAAGAGGAAACACCTGTTTCAAACCGCAAACCGAGAGCAAATAAGTCATGCGGTTGTGGCGGTAGAACGTCGAATCGAAAGCAAAGACCGGCAGCAAACCAACAGAAACAAAATATCGATCAGTGGATCTCGGCTATCCCTGATCCTGAAATGCGGCAGTTCATGGTCAACAGCCGTCGACAGCAGCAAGAACATCGCGCAGGGTTGATTCGTTCCTTGGCAACAAACAAGCGTTGCGCCTTTGATAAAGCGGAGTTGCAAGCGATGGCAACTAACCAACTGGAGAAGCTGGCCCGGTCCTTGACCGTAGATGACTACAGTGGCATGGGAGCTCCTCGAGTTAACAACTACCACACGTCAAACGATGACATTCCGGCACCGCCGTCTGTTGTGATGGCACTCAACAACAAAGGGGGTAAATAATTATGCCAACATCCTTCACACCAAAAAAGACTGTTCTGAAAGGTGATCCGATTCGCAAAGAGGCCAGAGCTGGGGCACCAGTTACTCCGGGCCAGCTTACTGATTTCAACGGCGATGGCGAACTGGTAGCACACGCAACGGCTGGGGGTCTTGCGGCAAAAGCATTCGCTGCTGAGCAGGACTATATCGGTGCGAGTATCGACTATCCATGCAAGACCGGGGATCAGGTTGGCTACAACGTATGCCGCCCTGGCGATGAGATTTTCGCTTTCCTTGCGGCTGGTAAGAGTGTCGCCAAGGGAGATTTCTTGGAATCTGCCGGGAATGGTGCATTGCAAGGGAAATCGGCCGACGGCTACCCTTTGGCCCGAGCAATTGAAACAGTAGACAACAGCGCCGGGTCTCAACCTGTGCGCGTGAAAGTAGAGGTGCTGTAAATATGGATTTCGCACAAGTTCAATCAATACGTCAATTCTCAGGTAACGCTGCTGCTTTACTGGCAGGTGGCCTGAACATCAATAAACTGCGTACAAATAACCTGCTTCGTAAAGAAGAGTGGGTTGAGCTGGATACAGCGGTGGTAGACATCGCCCGCCAGCGTCTGGTTGCCATCGCTGACTTGCAAGCCCGGGGTTTGACGCAGCCATTGGGCGGCCTTGGAACGTTGATCAGCCAATACGAGGCTCAATCTGACATGACTCCGGCAAACATCGATATGGCTGGCGTGGCTCCTGGTGAAGAGGACGATGTGACGTTCGATCTTCGCTCTGTTCCTGTGCCAATCGTCCATAAGGACTTCCGTATCAATATTCGCCGTCTCGAAGCCTCCCGACGCCTTGGAGATAGCTTGGATGTTACCCAGGCTCAAGTGGCGACTCGTCGAGTAACGGACGCGCTGGAAGGCATGCTGTTCCGTGGCTCCAACGTCACCGTTGAGGGTGCGAAAATCTTTGGGTACACAACACACCCGAATCGTAAGACTGGTACAGCAAAAGGCGGATGGAGCAACATCGCCAATGTGTACCCGACTGCTATTGATATGCTGCGCGATGCAAACTCTGTACGTGCATATGGCCCATTTGTTCTCTATGTAGCCGGGGATGTTTGGCCAGACCTGTTTAACGTTTATGAGGATGGTAGCGGTGAGACGGCCCGCGACAGAATCCTCCGTATTCCAGAAATCCAAGAAGTGAAGCCTGCTGATGAACTGCCTTCCGGTCAGGCTGTATTGGTGCAAATGACGAAAGACACTGTTGACCTGGCAATTGCTCAGGATATCGCCACGGTAGAGTGGGATAGCATGGGTGGAATGATTAGCCACTTCAAGGTACTGTGCGCTATGGTGCCGCGCATCAAGGGGGATATGTCCGGGCGTCTGGGAATCATCCACTACACCGGCCTGAAAGGATAGGTGATGGCTATGAAGTACAGATTGAAATTCGGAAGTCATACACGTTACGAAGATGGACGCCGGGTGACATTACAGCCTGGCGATATCTTTGAGCCGTCCGAGGTAGAGCTACAGGCTTTCGGAGACAAGCTGGAACATGTGCATATGATTGAATCACCAGCAGCAGGTAATGAGCTTGAAGAACTCCGCGAACGGGCCAAAGACCTTGGAGTAGAGAACACAAACAAAATGGGCAAGGACCGATTGCTCAAAAAAATTGCTTTGAAGGAAGAAGAGCAAGAGCAACAGTTTGATAAGGATGGAGATGAGCAATAGCTTGCAGGCATTGCTCTTTTCTATTTTGGCAGGTGAGACGGTATGCCCCGAATAGCACAGGCGAATATGCCGCGCCAGTTCGCCAGGGAATATTTTCGTGAAATCAAGAGACTGATGGAGACGCATCGCCGACAGGTTTGGCAAGCATTTCAAAAGGAGATCCGGCCACGGATCCATTTGTACCGGCAGATGATGGCCGGGCCCACCGGGAACACCATGCGATTGAGGGCTAATGATGCGCTAGACGAAGTGCGCGACATTCTAGCCCGATTGCGGGAAAGTGCTGAGAAGCAAATCTTTTCTACATCGATTTTGGAGAGGTTTGCCCGTCAGTTCGCCAAGCAAACAAGCGATTACTCCCGGATCAACTTAAAAAAGCAGGTATCGAAGGTTCTGGGCTTTGATCCGACAGCGAATGAACCTTGGTTAGCATCGTTTCTTGAGACGGTCACACAGGAAAACGTAAAGTGGATCAAGTCCATCGCCACGGAGTACCACAATGAAGTGGAGTCCGTTGTCCTTCAGGGTATGCGACGTGGTGAATCCATCACAAAGATGGCAGAGGAAATCGCATCCGCAGGAGATGTTTCCTTGAGTCGAGCACGTTTCATTGCTCGGGACCAGATGGGGTCGCTTTACGGAGAATTGACAAAGAAGAGACAGGAAAACGCCGGGCTTGAGCGTTTCTGGTGGAGCACATCGGGAGATAGCCGCGTCCGCCATTCCCATGAAGATCTGGACGGAAAGATATTCACTTGGGCGGAAGGCGCACTGGTTGACGGAAAAAGAATCTGGCCTGGCACAGATTACAACTGCAGGTGTGTGGCCGAGGTTGTTTTTGAGGACTTATTGGAGGTGGCAGGGG